ATGAACATCCAACATCTTTCCTCCCAATACACCGTCCGTGACTTGCTGCCGGCAGATGCAGAGGCGATCTATGAGGTTCTGAAGGCCAATACTCTTTTCTACAAGTACCATCCGCCGATGGTAACTGTCGAAGGCATTATGGAGGACATGAAGGCGCTCCCTCCCCGCAAGGGCTATGAGGACAAGCATTATATCGGCTTTTTCCGGGGAGACACTTTGACCGCAGTCATGGACTTGATCGAGCATTATCCGCAGCCTGGAACTGCGTTATTAGGTTTCTTTGCGATGAACACCAAGTTGCAGGGTCAAGGCATCGGAACAACGATCATCTCCGACAGTCTTTCCTATTTGGCGCAGCTGGGCTTTGAGAAGGTCCGCCTGGGCATCGACAAAGGAAATCCGCAGAGCAAGGCCTTTTGGCTGAAAAATGGCTTTACTCTTACCCGGGAGGAATACGAAGGCGAAAGCTCCACACTCCTGCCAATGGAAAGAATGCTGTAAAGACGAAACAGGCATGACCGAGGTCATGCCTGCTCCAAAACATCTGAATTTTGCCGTCTTACCGTCAGAGCCGCTTCATAGGCGGTTCTTTTTTTGCGTCAATTCGTCTTGCTGGCGGTATCGTCAGTGCCGGACTTCTTCGGGGCCGTCCCTATGATGCGGTCCGGCGTCACACCGGCCTGCTCCGCCTCCTCCTTTGTCATTACCACCGGCTCGGCAGAATCCTCCACCAGCTTGGCCATGATCCAGTAGCGGTGATTGTCGTCGCCATTCTTGCAGGTCGCCAGAATGATGACCTTATCCCCTGCCACCGGCAGGTTGTCCTTGTCCACGTTCACGCAGCCCTCGGCGCTGTAAAACGCGTTCAGCTCGCTGCCGCTGCTGTAGTTGGGATTATCCGCCGCCTTGGCCAGCGCCTGGAAGAAGTCGTTGAACACCTTCTCGTCGCTGAAATCGTGGTAATACAGCACATGGCTGGTATCATACGGCACACCGGCGAAAATACGGTAGGTCAGCTGCCGTCCCGGCTGATAGATGTAGATGACCGCGTCGTCGTCGAACTTCAACGTCTCGGCGTAGCTCTGCAGGCCGCCGAACATGGTCCGATTGGCCATGTTGTGTCCATAAATCACCGTCACCGGATCGCTGAAATCGGTCTTATTGTAGGCTCTTTCCGTATACAGCGTACCGGACTTGGCATCCTTGCCATCCAGATCACGGTACAGATAATACCCGTCGTCGCTGGGATGCTGGGCGATAAAATATCCCATCTCATCGCTGATGGTGCAGCGCGTCGCACCGGGGATGCGGATGCAGGCGTACACGTTCGGCCACTTTTTCTGCGCCGCCGAAAAGTCCACTGGCACCTCCACCGGCTTGGGCGTCACGATGACCTCCCCGTCCTTTGGGTCGTCCGGCGCGGGCTTGTCATCGTTGCCCTTCTTCCCGCACCCCGCCAGTACGGCGGAAGCCAGCGTCAGGACCGCCAAAAGCAGCGCCATGCGGCGCAGAAGCTGCGGTTTGATCTTCATTATTTCTCCTTTCCAACGGCTCTTCCCTGTCAGAAGCGCCGCTGCGGCGTCGCCGCCGCTTCGCAAGATGCTTTTGGTATGATACCATACGCCGCCCCCGTTTGCAACCTCTTTTTCCCTTCGTGGCGCTTCGCGGCGCTTCACGGCTCACCAGCCGGCCGTGCGGGCATAGCTGTCAAGCAGCGCTTCAAACCGCTTTCGCTGTGCCGGTGTCATGCGCTGGGCATACTGCTGCAGAAGCGCCCGGGCCGTGTCCTCCCGGCCACTTTTGAGATAGTTCCCCACGGCCCGCTGCAAACTGTCCGCCGCCGTACTGCTCAGGCTCTCCTTCCCTGCGTCCGCCTCATAGCCGCTGTCCTCCAGCTTCGCACCGGCGGCGCTGAGCTTCCGCTCCTGTTCCGCCTTGTCCGCATAGTGCTTCAGCATAGCCTGGTACGCCTTCTCGTCCTGTGCCGACACATCCTCATAGGATGACTGCGCCTCCGACAGTGTCTTCTGCCACCGGGCCACCGTGTCCTGCCATCGGTCGTAGCCCGCTTTTTCCTGCTGGTTCAGCATATTGTAGCGATCCGTCAGCGCCTGTCCCTCCTGCCTGTACTCCGCCAGTGCCGCCTGCCGCAGCTCCGGCACCAGGGCCACCAGCTCCCCCAGATAACGGTCATAGGCCTGCTGCCCCACCGCCTGGGCATAGCTTGAGCCGTACCCGCCGGTCAGTGACGCCGCCTGCCCCATGGTGTCCTCCATGGCCGCCGCGCCCTGGGCCGCATACAGCCTGGCGTAGCGCCGGTACGCCTCGTCCTCCTCCGGGTCGTAGGAAAATGCCTCCCGCCCCTCGATTTGGTCATACAGTGCCTGGAGCTGATCCTCGAAACCGGAATCGTACTCACCCGGCTGCATGGCCGCCACACTGTCCCGATAGGCCCGTGCCGCCGCCACATCCTCCGACGGCTGATAGCCCTTCTCCAGCTCCGCCAGTCTGCGCGCCGTGCTCTCCGTCACCCGGGCCTCCGGTCTGGCCGCCTCTTCCGCCGCAGCGGCGGCGGCCTGCTGCTCCGCCGCCGTCGGTGCGGACAGCAGACTGCCCCACGTCTCGTCACCCGCGATGCCGTCCACCATCGTCAGCCTGTTCTTTTTCTGATAGTCCCGTACCGCCGCCTTCGTTTTCTTGCCGAAAACACCGTCCTCGTCCAGCTGATACCCCCGCTTGTTCAGCTCGCTCTGCAGCTGCTTCACCGCGCTGCCCTGGGAGCCGTAGGCCACCATGGTATAAGTCGATGCCATCTCTTCTTCCTCCCTTTCCTCATGTCACACGCCGCCAGGCGTACACACCGCTGAGTCCCGCCTGCACCTGCTGCCACGTCCCCGGCAGCTCCGGCGCGTCCGCCGTGGCCGTCAGGCGCACACTCCCCACCGGGAACAGCTTTTCCTCCACCGCCACGCCGTTCAGCTTCAGACTGCCGGACACCGCCACATCGCCGTAAAACGATGCCGGCCACGCGCACTCCAGTCCGTCCTTCTCCGCGTATTTCCCCAGCGCCAGTCCCGTGCCGCCGCTGCGCAGATGCACCGTCACCTGTTTCGTGGCTGATGTATACCGCACCGTCCGCACCGTACCCACCGTATCCTCGGCACTCAGCTCGATCTCATAGGCGCAGGATTCGTCCATATTGCCGCCCGTAATGACCTCTGCGCCGTTCTCTATGGGTATCCCGCCGCTCCACACGCCGCCGCCCATAGGCCGGTACTGCACCCGCACCGTCACCTCGTTCTGCCCTGCCAGCGGTGAGCAGGTGGCCGCACATTTCAGCTTGAAGAATTTTCCGTCGTCCCGGGCCTCTCCAAGCTCGTTGCACCGCACCGCCATAGAGGACGTGATCACCGGAGGGCTGTACTCATACACCCGTATGGCCGCCCCGCTGACGGAGATCGATCTGCCACGGCTGTCCGTCACCGTAGCCTGCGGTGTCTGCACGCCGCTGCCGCTCACCGGCCCGACTGTCCCCGATGCGCCGTCCTTCGTCTCCCCTGCAAACCGGAACTGGCTGCTCTGCAGCGATGCGCCGCCCTTCATCGTGGCGGAGATGCTGTACTGCACCCGGCTCATCCCCTGCACGCACAGCCCCCAGCCCTGCAATACCGCGTTGTCATTCACCACTGTGGCCGTCACCGCCGCCTCCGGCCGCACGCTGTCCGGCACATACAGCGTAAACGCGGCGCTGACGCTGCCGATATACGTCCCGCCGCTGTATACCCTGGCGGTCATCGTGCCGCTGCCCGACGTGGCGTTGGGTATACGCGTCATCAGCCCCGTCGGCACGGTCCACTGGTACACCGCCCGGTCCGCGCTGCTGCTCACCGCCTGTATCGCCGCCTCCTCCGGCGTACCGGTCACCCCGGCAAACGTGTAGGAGAATGCACAGCTGTACCCATATCCCGGTCTGGTCACGGTCAGTGTCAGCGGCTGTCCCATGGCAGCGCTGCCCGCCGTCAACGAGAAGTCCCCTATGTCCTCCACCCGCTCCACCGGCAGCACATAGCTGTAGCTGTCGTCGCGGGTCGAGCCTGAGCCGCTGTAAAGCCGTATGGTCAGCGGCACATAGCCGCCGGGATCTGTCACCGTCACCCAGCCGCTGTCATAGTTGATTGCCTCGCTCCACCGGTTGGGCGAGGCCGCCTTCATAGTGTAGCCGCCAGTCACGCCGCCGCCGTCCACATACACCGACAGATAGATGGGATACCCGAAATAGGCCGCCCCCGTCAGCGGGTCGATGGTCACCCGGATGCGGTACTGCATACTGCTGCCGGACCGCTGGCCCTCATAGGCAAAGCTGACGCCGATCAACGGCGTACCGCCCCATTGAATGCTGTCCAGTGTGGTATAGCTCATTCTCTCACTCTCCTATCCATCGGAACACCAGCCCGTCCTCCGCCGTTCCGATGCTCCATTGTCCGATGCCGATACCTCCCAGCACCGTAATGCTGGTGATATACAGCCGGTTGTTGGACACATAGGCCACCTCCGTGGCGTCCTGCCAGAACGACAGCCGCGTGGCGGTGAACACCGCCCGGAAGTTGCTCTGGTCCACCACCTTCTCGCCGTCCACCTCCCGGCACGTCAGGCCCTGGCCCACCGCCACGCCGTACACCGGCACAGCGCCCTCGTAGTACACGATGCCCGTCCGGATATACCCCTCCGTGTCCACCTTGTAGTGGGAAAACGCCGCGTCCACCGCCTCCACATTGGTTTTCAGGTCGGACACAAAGCTGTAATACTGGGTCAGCGCCTCCGGGTTGGCCTCCAGATAAGCGCTGAGCGTGGCGATATACTGTCCGAAGTCCGATGCCGCCACATAGTTCTCCTTCAGCTGCGCCGTCAGCTCCTGTGTGGTCTTTTCCACCCGGGCCGCCGTCTTGATGATCATGCTCCGCAGCGTCTCGTACTGCTCATCCGCCTTCTCTCTCCCACTGCTCCCCGTCCGTCCGGCTGCCTGACGGGCAGCGGAGGCGAACCCCGTACCTCCGCCGCCCATTCCCTCCAGCTGCCCCAATGCCAGGTTCAGCTGCTGCGCCATCTGCAGAAGATACGCATACTGCTGCGTCACCTGCTCCTGCAAACTGCCCTCCGGCGCTGCGGGCATAGCCAACACGCTCACGGCCCATCACTTCCCTTCTCATACACCGCCGACGCGCTGTAAAGCCGGCAGCCTCCGCTGCCCGCCAGCTTCAGCCGCAGATGGCCGCAGCGCCGCGGCCTTACCTGCATCACATAGCCGCCCGTGCGCCCGTCCCCGGTTACGCTGCCCGCCTTTTCCCAGCTGCTGCCGCCGTCATAGCACACATACGCCGTCGCCGACGCGCCGCTCGCCAGCTCCAGCCGCAGCTGCAAGCGCTCCAGATACTTATGCTCCGGCGTATACAGGCCCAGATCTCCCGTCTCCGCGCTCCAGTCCACCTGCGCCTCCTTCGTGCCGTATGTCCCGCTGGTGTCCAGCAGCGTTCCATCCCGGCACAGCAGCATCATCGCCCCGCCGTACCGCGACAGCGCCACCACCTCCTTGTCGTCCTCCCTGTGCCACAGCTTTCGCGCCGTGTCGTACACCAGCAGCTCCCACGCCCCGGCGCTGCTGCGTGCCGCCAGCCAGTATCTGCCGCTCTCTCCGCCGCCGACGCCGCCCGCATACCGCTTCTCGCCCAGCTGCCGGGACACGCACACCGGCACGCTGCCGTCAAAGGCGTACACGCCGTCCATTCCCAAATAATACACCACGCCGTCCGCCACGGCCACCGTGCCGCCCGCGCCCTTCTTCACGCCGTTGCACGCCATGGTCACGATCTGATGTCCGCCGCCGGCGGCAGGATACACCCGCTCCATGCAGTTCTCTTTGAAGAACACCACGCCGCCCTGACACGCTGCCGCGCCGGTAAACGGCCCGTCCGAGCCTCTGGCCGCCGCATAGCTGTCGGTGCTCAGCCCCGCGAAGCTGTTCCAGTTCCGGAAGTCCCCCAGCTTGCAGGCGTAGATCTCGTTCACCGCCTCGCCGCCCACGATGCCGTACTTACAGCCCCACAGGCGGTTTCCCTGCTCCACCACAAAGTCCATGTCCGGCACGGTCCGCATCACCGTCACCACGGCGGTCTGGCTGCCCAGCGTCCGGCACAGCGCCGGCACAACGATCCAGTTGTCGCCCACCGCCTGCAATACGTGCAGCCCGTTCAGCTCCGACGACCCGCATCCGGACAGCGTCACGCCGTCCCCGGTGGAAAACCCCGTGCCGATGTTGGCCGCGCTGATCCTGGTGCATACCCCCTCCAGCTCCAGCCACGCGCTGCCGTCATACCGCCGCATCACACAGGCGGGGCGGCTGGTGTCCAGCCACAGATCCCCCGTCTCCGGCTCACCCGGCGCATACGTCCGCACCGTATAATCCCCCAGCGCCGTGCCGCTCTCGTCACACAGCGCAAACGTCACCTCTCCGCTGGTCTGCCGCGTGTTCTCCAGCCTGCCCCAGTCGGAAAGATCCTGGGTGTTGATATACACCTTGTCCGGCCATACCAGCAGATACGCCCCCATGCACACCAGCCGCTTGTCGCCGTCGGACAGCACCGGCGCTGTTTTCGCCCCGTTGATATACAGCCCCGTGCCGTCCACCCATACCAGCGCCTCCCGCCCCAGAAAGGCGTGGGGCTTCGTCAGCTCCGCCATCACGCTGCGCCTGGGCCGCACCTCCAGCGCCGGATAGCCGCCGCTCCACAGGTTCTTCATCTCCCGCAGACAGCCCGCGCCGCTGCCGGGCCGCCGATCCAGCCCCGCAAACTGCTCCACCGCCCTGCGCTGGCGGCTCTGGGCCTTCAGCTTCGGAAAAAACATCCCCCTGCACCTCCTAACACAGCCGCAGCGCCTTTGCCTGCCCCTCCGGCATCTCCCGGCGGCAGTAGTAATCCCGATAGGTGAGAAACCCGTTGTTCCACAGGCTCACCGCGTTGTTGTACCGCGCCGTCTCCCCATTGGCATAGTGTACCTGCGCCTCCACATAGTACCGATACATCTCGTCGTAGGGTGTCTCCGCCGTCAGCTCCGTCTCCTTCGTCATCTCCGGCAGTGCGCCCTCCGCCCCCCGGATCTCCCGCAGCACGAACCCCTCTGCCTGGGCCAGCCACCGCAGCTTCTCCGCCTCGGTGTATCCGTTGGGCAGCAGCGCGTCCACCCGCGCCAGCACCTCCTTGGCCTTCGCCATACCGGCCACCTCAGGAGGCCCGCTCGTCCACGTAGCGGCGCGCCGCCTCGGCCATCATGCGGCCGTTCTCCAGCACCTCCGCCACATAGTCCGGCACGCTGACCTCCACGCCCCGCATGATCTTCCAGCTCCGCCCGTTGACGGACACGATCACGAAGTTCTCCTCGTTCTTTCTGCCGCGAGGCAGCAGGATCTTCACCATTTTCTCCTTCATAGCACCCTTCTCCTTTCGTATCGTCCGTTATCCCAAATTCCTGTCATTCCGAGGCGCGAAGCGCCGTGGGAATCCGTATTCTCAAAACTGCAAATCCGCCCAAACCGCAAAAGCCCCTTGTTTTGGGAGCGTATTGCCGCGCCAGCGTGACCACTGGCTCACAATGGCAGACTATTTGGCCATCCGGGCACTCCCCGCAGGGGGAGCGCCCGTGCCTGTCCTCAGTTGGCCTTGTCCTCGCCGGAATAGCTGGAGCCGCACTCCACGCGCACCATGTACTCGTCGTACAGGATGGCCGCCGCGTGCACGCCCTTCCAGCCCACGCTGGAGCGCTGATCAAGAGGATCAGCCGTACCGGAGCTGCCGCGGGGCTTTACGATGACCTCCGTACCCTCGCTCAGATCCACCACGCCGTAAGCGCCCTTGCCGATGAACAGGCGGCCATACACGGCGCAGCCGTCCTTGCCGCCCTCTGCGGGCTGGATCACCGCGTTGTCGGACACGGTCACCTTGGTGTCCAGCACCATCTTGCCGGCGGTGTTGCTCACCACCTTGGCGCGGGTGCTGCCCACCTTCACATAGCGGCCCGCCAGCGCACCGGCCGCCACCGTGCCGCCGTCAAAGGTCACCTCGGTGTCGTCCATCACCGCGCCGTTCACCAGCAGCGTGCGGCTGTCCTTGGCCAGATTCGTGCCGCGGTAGATCTTCGCCTCCGTGGTCTCCACAAAGCGCACGCCGTGCAGCTCGCCGATCTCGCCGGAGAACAGCTCCGTGGCGGCGGCGTACTGGTGGGCGGCGATCCACGCCTCGTCCTGGCGCAGATCAAAGGCCACGCTGGGGTGGATGATGCACACATACTTGCCGTCAAAGGTAGGCGCGTTCATCTTCTTCAGCTGGGTGGCGGCCTTGGCCACCAGCTCGCTGGTCATCTTGCAGCTGCTGTCCAGCTCGGCGCGGCTGGTCACCTCTGTCTTCGTGCCGTCCGTGCCGATCTTGGGCGCATAGATGACCTGATTGCCCTGCTGGATCTCGTTGCGGGTCACCGTGTCCAGCGTCAGGCCCATGTTCGCGCCGTGGCGGTCGGTGATCTCCAGCACCACGTCGTCGATGGCCGTCAGATCCAGCATATCGGACACGGTGGTGTAGTCGCCGTACTGGGCCAGCTCCTTGGTGATGTAGCTGACGGAGATACCGCTGCCGTCAGGTGTCACACCCTCGGTCAGCGGCGTCAGCGCCTTGTCGAACGCGCCGAACTTGCGCCACTCCACCGTCTTGCCGCCGCCCACAGGCAGGCCCTTGGTGGCCGCGAACTGGTTGTGTACCAGCTGGGGCTTGGCGTTCTCCAGCAGCTCCATGCCGTAGTAGGTCTTCATCTCGGCGCTGAGACCGCCGGTGGTCTGTGTGTTGGCCTCCGCAAACACCTGCAGCTCCATATTCAGTTTCTTTTCCATTTTCCCTTCTCCTTTCATTTCCCATTCCATCTTTCGGCGTCATTCCGCCTCCCTAAAACCGTATCTTCTCCCCCTCCAGCACCCGTCTCCGGATGTCTGCCAGCTCCTTTCCGCTCAACTCCCTGGGATCGCAACGGCTGACGCTGCGCCGTCTGCCGCCGTTCTCCGCCACCCGGCTGCCGCCGCTGGCGATGGCCTGAGCCATCTGTCGCCGTGTCCGCGCCACCGCATAGTCCATAGCCCTGCGGAGCTGCTCCTCCTCACGCTGGCGCTGCACCGCCGCCTGCAGCACGGCGGCCCGCTGCCGCAGCTCCGCGTCCTGCCGCAGCCGGGCGTTCTCCTGCCTCAGATTTTTCAGCCGCCCGTCCAGTATTCTCTGCACCCTCGCGTCGAAGGCCTCCTTATATCTGCCCCGGATCAGCGCCTCAAAATCCTCTGCCTCCTGTCCCCCGGCGTCGGGGACGTGTTCCTCGCCCGTCTCCTCGGCAAATAGCTGCCAGTCCTTCCAAAGCTGTCTCATGCCAACTCCTTCCCGTGGTAGGTCACGACCCCATTTTCACGCACTGGGGATACCGCTCCGCCAGCAGCGCCAGCCCCCGGCGTACCAGCCCGAAGTCCCCGGCGCAGTCCCCTGCCCCCGTCACCTCGGCGTACCCCTTCCGGATGTCCAGTCCCGCCAGCTTCCCCGTTTCCGTCAGCGTCTCTGCCAGTGCGTACACCAGCGCGGACGCAGCCGCGCATACGATGTCCTGCCCCGCCGGGCCATACCCGGCGTGCCCCTGTACCACCAACCGTCTCTCGCCGGCCCGCACCTCGATCATCTGGGCCGCACCGCCTGCTGCGTCCTGGCCCGCTGCTGTGCCACCGCGTCGCTCTTTCGTATCTGCACCCTCTCAGCACCGCCCGCAGGTCCGCTGCCCACCGTGTCCGCCAGCTCCCGCTCCAGTGCCTCCGCCAAATGGCTGCCCTGCACCTTGTCCAGCATGGCCACCGTCCTCCGCAGCGCCTCCGTCAGCCACGCCCTCTGCTTCGTCTCCTTCTGTCCCTCCCGGATGACCTCCGTCAGCGCGTCCTTGTTCTTGAACTCCATCAGCTCCAGACAACGCAGCGCCTGCTCCGCCATATCGCTGCGGAAAAAGCCCATCTGGAACAGCTGCAAGGCCAGCTGGTTGTACTCCATGGTCTTATACGGTGTCTCGTTCTGTGCCGACACCTCCAGATCGAACTCCGGCACGCGGTAGCCGCCCATCAGCAGTGCCCTGGGCCGCAGGCTGCGGTTGTCGAAGCTGGCGAACTCCACGCCTTTCTTCCCCAGCAGCCGGAACTGCCGGGGCATATCGTAAAATTGCCGCACCAGCTCGATGCACAGCGTCAGCACCTCGGCGAACGTCTCGTACCCATCGTCGATCATGTTTCGTGACAGCTTGCCGCCGGCCTCCTGCAGTGCCGCGATGGCCGTGGCCGCCGTCACACCCCCGGCCGTACCGCCGCCCATCACGTCCCGGTTGCCCGCCGTCTCCTTCATCTCCGCGATCTTGTTCTGCAGCACCGCCACATACACGCTGTCCAGCGCAGGCACGCGGATAGGCGCGATGGAATCCGCCCCCAGATTGCCGTTGGTGTGGACAAAGGGCCGCGTCCAGTCGGCGTACTCGTTCTCGTTCACCGCCCCGTCAGAGCGGACAAAGAACCGCGGCGTGGCCGATGCCAGGGTGTTCTTCAGAATAGCCTGGTTCATCAGGTCGATCTGCTTCTGCGCCGACTTGCACAGATCCACATACCCGTACCCGCAGGGCGTTCCCTCCTCCGGGAACAGCACATCGAACACGAACGGGTACTGCCCGTGGTCGTACCACCCCTTCCCCGCCATCTCCGGGTCGTTCTCCGTGGCGTACAGCACATTCTCCCCCACGAACTTGCAGTATTGCAGCACCCTGCGCCCCTGCTCCACCGTGTGATAGTACCAGTCCACCACCAGCGACTGCTCCGACGTGTCCACCTTGTCGTCATACAGATACCGGCTCACCTGTCCGCCGCTGCGTCCCAGCTTGCCCGCCAGCTGCGGATACTGCTCCTCCAGCCGCCTGTTGGGCGTCAGCTCCGTGGAGAAGAAGTGCTCCGACTCCTGTATGCTCTGCACCCCCGGCTCCCAGAACAGGTTCAGCACGTCCATGCTGCGGATGTCGATGTCCCCCAGCCCGTGGAGCTTTCCGCCGTCCCAAAACACACCGTACACGGCGCACCCGGACTTCAGCTTGTTCCACCACGCCTGGGAATACGCCCTCTTGAACCTGTTGTTCTTCAGGATCACCGGCAGGACGCGGGTCAGCACCTCCGCCTCCTTCCTGTCCCCCGGCTCTCTCGGCAGCACCGTCGGCTCAGGATAGCTGTCCATCGCGTCGGCGTGCTTGGACAATATGCAGTTCACCAGCCACCCGCTGGCAGGCCGCACATCCTGGGGATTGCCGCCCTCGCCGCTCTTTTCCATCTGCTCCCAGTGCCGCAGCTTCCAAAACTGCTCGTTGTCGATGATGCGCCTGTCCAGGCTCTGCTTTCCCAGCCGGTACTTCCGCAGCACCTCCGCCGCCTGCCGTACCTGCTCCGCGCCGATCCTCGGTGTCAGCACCTCCTGACCGCCCGTGACCTCCCGTTCCATCTCGACCCCTCCTTTTTCGTCGTTCTGTCCCTGTCCTCCCGCCCCGCCAAGGTTGCACGCCGCCGTGCAACCTCGAAAAATTTTTTCACCGCCGCACGAACCCGTTCCAGCTCCCGGCCTCCGGCCTGCGCATATTCAGCGGGTCGTCCGCGATCTCCAGCGCCGCCTGCTTTCGCGGCGCGATAGGCCGCATCATGCAGAAATACCGGCTCTCGTCCGCCGCATGATCCTCCTGCCCCGTGTCCACGTCCTCCGGCGTCACCCGGCTGTACTCCAGCAGCGGCACGGTGCGGATAAACGCCCGGCAGTTCTCGAACACATACAGCCCCGGATACCCCTCATCGTCGAACTGCATCCGGTAGTGCAGCTGCATCCACCCGGCGATCCGCCGGTTGTCCCCCTTCACGAAGAATATCCTGTGCCGCAGCGCCGTCTCATAGATGCTCTCCCCCCGGCTGGCGTCCCAGATAGCCGGATCGGCCACTCCCTGTATCTGCCGTCCCCGCAGCAGCGGATGCTCCTCCTCGATGCGCCGTATCTCCCCGAACTGCCGCTCCGGGGTCCACAGCACACCCTCGTCCGGCGTCCCCGTGCAGCCGTACAGCTCCGCGATGCGGTACACGCACCCGTCGTGATCCACCGCCCACCAGCCGCAGGAAAACGGCTTGGCGTACCCGAAATCGTAGCTTCGGTACACGTTCCACTCCCTCGGCACGTCAAAGGGCTTGATCACGTGGGTCCACCGCCTGTCCTCATAGTGGGCCGGGTCGTCTGTGAACTCCTGGAACACCTGTCCCGCCAGCACGTCCCACTTGCCCTCCAGCCATGCCGCCCGCAGCTTGGGCGGCAGCGCCTCCAGCTGCCGCACATACTCCGGCTGGCTCTCCAGCAGCGCCCGGTTGTCCGTCACCCTGGCCGGGATGAACGCATAGTCCTCCCCGTTCTCCCCCGGCTCATACCTCCGATCGATGAACAGCCGCTTGATGTACCCGTGCCCCGGCCCGCCGGGGTTGCAGGTGTAGTACACCCGCTTGGGAAATCCGTTTACGCCGCGGACGCAGGCGCTCAGCTGCCGCATCCACATCTCCTTCAGCTGCGTGGCCTCATCGAAAAAGATCACGTCGTACTCCGCGCCCTGATACCGCTCCGCATCCCGGTCGCACCCGCAATACCCGAACTGCAAAACGCTGCCGTTAGCGAACACGAACCGTTTCTCGCTGTTCCGGAACTCCGCCGCCCCCGCCAGCTCCCGCTGCAAAAACACCAGATGGTTTGCCTCCAGCTCCGGCAGGCTGCGCCGCACCAGCAGCATCCGTATCCCCGGATACCGCACCGCCAGCAGCTTGGCCTTGCACCGCACCGCCCAGCTCTTTCCGCCGCCCCGCGCCCCGCCAAAGGCGATGTACTTCTTCCGGCACGCCAAAAACTCCCTCTGCCGCCCATTGGGCGACCCGATCTCCATTTTCATTCCTCTCCCCCTCGTTGTTGACCTCCTGTCTTGTCATTCCCTATCTCCCCCTCACCCACTCAGCTCCTCCGTCTCCTCCGACATCACCACCTCGATCCGGCCGTCCGCCCCGCCGTCGTCCTTCTCCGGCCGGTACAGCTTCTCCGCCGTCCCCACCAGCGCCTGCAAAAGACCGCCCAGCTCCTTGACCTCCTTCAGGCTGCCCTCTCCGTTCTCCAGCCGTTCCGTAGCCCCCTTCGCCGCCGTCTCCAGCATCCTCGCCGTGGCCTTCAGACACCGCCGCAGCATCTGCTTCTCCGCCTCCTCCCGGCCTCGCTGCCACTGCCCCTTCACCGCGTGGCTGCACACCGTCTGTATGGACACGCCGTACTCCTCCGCCAGCCGCTGGTACGTATACGTGCCCTCCTCATATTTGGCCTTCACCTCGTCCCAGTTCACGTTAGCCCAGCTCATACGTCCTCACCTCCCGTTACCTCATACGCCGCCAGGATCTGCGCCGCGAAATCCGCCAGGCACCGCCTGCATACGTTCTCCCCGCTGACCCGGTAGTATTTCTCCCCGTACCGCAGCTCCCCGTCGCACAGGTCACACCGGGCGCAAACCGCGCTTCCTTCCTCCTCGAACCAACGCTTTTTCACATACTTCAT